TTCATCCGTTAGCTCTGATACACAATCGCATTTAATCAAATTGCCTGTAGAATCTTGCCTTGGTACTCTTAACAAAACTAAGTGATTATGTGGTTTACAACCACCGATACCAAAAACAATATCATCAAATTCTTTACGAAGATCTATTTCACAATCTGTTTTTGTTTTTCTACGACTAGGAGGTATCATCTTCTACCTTTCCTTACGTTTACTACGTTTTGACCATAGTAATACTCAGTCCAACCTGAGTAACCATGCTTGTATTTCTTTTCTCCAGGTTTGCGATAAAGAGAGTTTTGAGTAGGTTGAATATAGTATTCAGTCCATGGGTCGTGCCATTCTCTTGATCTTTGCATTTTATCAGATCTGGCTCCCCCTTGAACTGCTGAAGAGGGACCTAAACCTTGACCAGGCACAATGCAGCCCCCTGCATTGACAACTCTCCACCATTCATCTCTTTCTGCTTTTAATTCAGATACTAAATCTTTTAAAGCAAAATCTAAAGACGAACCATTATCTATCATTAAATCTCCAAGCGTTTTAGATTTACCTGAACCTGGAGAAGATATGCCGACAGGCATACTAAACAATTTAATTGCTGCATCGTACATTACAAATCTTGTACGTGCAAACAAATATCTTTCTGAAGTAGGTGGTACTCCAGTTATATTATTTGCTTCTAAAGAAGACCAATGTATAGCTAACGCTAATGTATCATCTGACACTAAGTCAATCCAAGAACCCATTTCCATTCGCAACATTTCAACAGAACAATAAAACGGATTATACTCACTACTAAAAGAATAAAATTCATTTTCTTTTAATGTTTTATGTCCATGCTCTGATTCAATATTTTGACTAAGCTCTATTACAATTAAACTATTGAAAGTTAATCCACTTATTATATTTTCACTAGATAAATTGTTTTGTACTGTAAAAGTGAAAACAGACTCTGTTCTTGCTATTCCATCTTTTTCAGAGCTCCAGAAGCCACTCCAATTTCCTTCTTGCAAGAAAGTATATTCAGTATAATAAAACCCTGTATCTACTTTTATATAATCTATTGGAGAGATTAAATCTCCATTTGGAGCAGTTAAATTTAACTGTATACTTAAATCATCGGGATCATAATTATTATTACAGTTATCTTTAAATATAACTTTAAATTTAAAACTTTCATTTAAATTGTAACAATTTTTTCTGTAATCTCCTTTTCTTTTTATTTTAGTAGGAGGACCACAATATTTGCTATTTGTGTTAGAGCAACTCATTTTAACTCCTTAAATTTCTAAAATAATCTTATTATCAATTACAGAAATTATTTTATAAATAATTCTTTCCCTGTCTGATCTTGTACCATTTGGTCCATCAAAACTTCCACTTACAGGATATGAAGTTAACTTTACATTTTCTTGAGTTACTGTTTCTGGATTTAAATTTTTATTAAAAGTAATTACTATTTGTTTTAAATCTAAATTTACATTAACTGCCCCATTATAAGGTTCAATTGAGATTACTTTTAATTCATTTTCTGATGAAGGTAAAAAGCTGTTTACGTCTGGAATGACATTGTTATCTAAACCAATGGGTGAAGCTGAAACATTTTCAGGGTACTCATATACTGAATCTGTGCTTGTTTGAAATGTAATTAAATAACTCTGCTCTAATAGTTCTTCTTCATAACAAAAAACTTTGAACAATTCATTCAGCTCATAAGTACTACCAGAGAAACGTAACATTACTCCTCTATCTGTTAAACGCCACCTTTGTACGCAGCGAGACAAACGTTCTTTATACCTGTCATCTGCTGGAGCAGGTTCACTTTCGTCATCAAACCACCAAATGTATTTAGCTTGCGATCCTTCACCTGCAGTTACAATTTTAAAATAAAGCACATTAGAAGACTCATTATTTTTTGGTTCAAAAGAACCTGAGCTTCGAATTCTCGAATCAACTTCATTATTGTCACCCATTACATCATATACAGTTCGAACTGATATACTTTTACCTTCTCCGTAACCTTTTACGAATTCAGGCAAGTCATTGCTTTCGTCTGCATTGCTTCCAATAATATAAAGATAAAATTTATTATTTTCAGGCAATATTATTTTAGGAGTAATTTTTATTAAAGTTTTTTGCTCTGCTACTTTTTCAATTGTAGTTTGAACTTCTAAAACATTTTTTAACTCATAGTCATCAATTAAATATCCTTCAATATCATAATCAATAAAACCACCAAAACCAGGAGAACGTAAGAAAAAAGGATTAGTTGCATCGCTAGTGTTCAACCATAAAGAATTGTCAGGGCCATAGCTTCTATCAAAGTCTCTTCCGAATAAAACGCAACACTCTTTGAACTTTTTCAAATCTACTGCGTTCGAGAATATTAAATAAAAACTCTGCCCGACTGGAAATCCATCCTCTTGGTTTTGGGGGTAACTGTTCTCCGGTTTGAATGTTATCGCCATTTGCCTCTCCTGTTTCTATTTTAACTTCAATAAAATTATCTTCTTCTATTTCTACATCAAAATTATATAAAATTTCTTCTTCTTCAGAAAACTTCTCTTCTATATATAATTCAATATCAGTTTTTTCTGTTTTGAAAACACCCATTAAAAAGCTCCTAATAAAAAAGGCAAGTATTTCTACTTGCCTTTTTACTAAATCTCTTTACTAGAGTAAAGTAGTATTAGAGATTAGCTTTTACGTCTGCTTCATCAAGGTCAGCAATATCGCTAGGAGCAGCATCAATAGAGCCGTCCCAACGATTCTCTGCACGCTTAACATTCTTGAAGACGCCAACGCCTTGACCCTCGTGAGCAACTGCAAAGCCATAACGCTCACGGATTTTAACTTTAACAGTCTCAGTGTTCTCGTCGCGCCACTCAACAGTAGTTGCATCCTCGTCAACAAGGTGGAAACCAACGTTACCACTTGAAAGAAGGAAGATATCACCAGTCTCTGACTCTGGATCGTATGGGCAGAGAGGAGATACAATGATACGGAAGTTGAATGGGAAGTAGCTTGGGAGATTAGGAGCAGAAGTCATGTTCTGGTTACGCTCAAGAACAGAGGTAACGGACTCGCTGCTGCTTCCAGTACCAGAGCTACCAATGCCGCGAGGATTAACAACGCGAGTACCATTGCTAGGTCCACGTGCGCCAAGAGCACCATTGCTGTAAGGGTCGAGAGGACCAGGATTACCACTGTAAGGATTAAAGATTGAGCCACCGCCATGAGCGAGCATCATAGTGCGGAGAACTGGATCTTGTACAAAGGTGTAGTAAAAGAGTGGGTGCATAAGAAGGGTATCAGGAGTGAAACCCTCTTCGCTCATGTGAGCCATAGCACGCATGAGATTTTCCATAGTCATTGAGCCATTAGCAACAAGTGACCCACCTTCAAGACCACGACCGCTAAGTACACCGTAAATAGACTGCGCGGGGTTAAGGTTATCAAAAAGAGAAGTACCGAGTTGCTTAAGGAAAGCAACAGCCTTCTGCTCCTTGTGGCGAACCATAGCGTTACCCATGAGCTCTAGGTTTTTAGCCATGATATCAAAGGTGCTGTAACGGAGAGCTTCGTCAGTGAAAGAAGCTGCAATACCGCTCTTTCCAATGTAAGCAGTAGAAACAGCGCCACCCATTTGGAAATTAACCTCAGGGTAAGTACCTGACTCCTGAACATCACCAGCGTAAACAGCACCCATTGCACCAGCAAGGATTTGAGTGTTGAGGCCTTTAGCCTGAACGCGAGTGAAAAGAGGAGTAATGGTCATTGATGGCTCAACTGGCTCACGAATGAGGATTTCCATTGACTCTTGGAGGAGAGGTGTAATCTCAGAAGAAGAGATTGCGTCTCTGTTCTTAGGAGAAATTGTATTAGCAAAAGTCTCCCAGCTGATTGACTCTTCGCTATCAGGAAGTTGACCGCGGTTGCGGATCATGTCAGCCATATAACGAGCAGCAGCTTTCTTGCTACTTGGGAGTGTTAGTTCAGTTCCGTCTGTAAATTTAATAGCCATGTTTTAAGTTCCTTTAAATTATCTATTATTGAAGTTTGACGTTAATGACAGCGATCTCGTCTGCAACATTCTCACCGTGATGAGAAGAGAGAGTGATAAGATCAGAGAATCCTTCAGTTGCGCTACCAGGCATTTTAGAAGTAGCGTCAAACTCGTCACCCTTCCAACCAGTACGAACTCTTTCAAGAAGGCCGCGTGGCTCTTTATACATTGCAAGAAGACGACCAACAACAAGGTGTGCATCGTGATCACCAGAGCTTGCAACTTTGAAGTTACTCATCTCATCAAAAGAAACAAAGTCACCAGGGCGGCAATCACCGACCATCATAACCATTCTTTCTTGTGCAGAAGCAGCTCCGTCGTAAGGGAATACTGAAATAGTACCAGCAAGAGCAACAGCGTCAGTTCCAACAGGATCAGCATTTCCACCATCTTCAAAGAAAAGAATCATTCCTCCATCTGCGTCAAGATACCAATCTCCAGCTTTTGCAAGAAGTGAAATGTCACTACGTTGGCGTCCTGCAAAAGCGCTAAAGCTTACAGGAGTGCGGCTAACGCTAGAAGCAAGTTTTCCAAGCTCAAGATCGAAAGCAACTACATTGCTCATATCCAAACCAGCATAGCGTGGCATAACTGCAAGTGCAGCCCCATCAACACGAGTTAAACCTGCAACTGCAACTGCAGAAGCGTCAGCACAAACGTGTGCTACTTTCATCTGAATATCAGTAAAGAACTGAATCAAGTGTTGTTTTTGATAATTACTAAAGTGCAAGCTTGCAGGATCGTCACCAGCCCAAACGTAGACATCGTAAGCAAGAATACCTACTGGAGCAGAAATAAAGAATTCTACGCAAGCTTTGCGAGCAGCAAGGTCAATTGCTGGATCAGCGTCTCCAAAATTACTAGCATCAAAACCAGCAACCCAGCCGTTAGCAACTAATGCGTCTGTAAAAGCCTCAAGATCTAAAACAGCAGCTGCATCAACAAAAGCTCCAGTGCGGATATCAACAACTCTAGCTTCAACGTCATTACTTGTATAAGTAAGTATTGTATCAGCAGCAGCATTTGCATCTAGTGCGCGGCGAAGAAGACCAGCAGGAACTACACGGCCACTTCTATCTAAAGAAACAACTTTGCCTGCAGACATAACAAAGTAATCTTTGCTTTTTTCGTTTTGCCAAACAACTGGGAGCCAGTTAGCTGGAGCCCACTCACCGTGAGGAACAGAAGCGTTCATCTGCACGGTGTTATTTGGAGTAATGTGATCCATTAGATCAGTGCGTGTTTTAAAACGGCTTTGGAATCTACTAATAGCCATATTTTATTCTCCTAAAAGAGTTAGATTAAAATTTTTCTGGGTTGAAGCCACGAGGTAAGTATTGAGCTTTGCTATTTAAATAAATATTAGCAGCTAACTCGCCTTCGCTATCTTTGATAGTTCTGTAAGTATTTACTACATTTCTTTCAAAGCTAGGAAGTGAGTCTTCTTGCTTTTTATTTTCGATTACTTCTTCATTTGCATGATTAGAAGGGTTTTCAATTTCTTTGTCAAGAATTGTTTCTTTTTTATCACTTACAACAACATTATCTTCTATTTCAATAGAATCTTTATTTTTTTTACTTTTAATTACAACTATTTCTAGAAGCTCTTTAAATTTGTCTTCTAATGTATTGTATTTTTCTTGAAGATCAGCAAGCTCTGCTTTTAAAGAATTTGCATCTTCGGAAGAGTCGCATTTCATGGACTCTGCTTTTTTATTAACGCAAGCCATGATTTTAGCTTTAGTTGCATCAGAACCTTTATATCTACCAATTAAACGTTTTGCAGCAGTTACGTGCGCACAATCAGGAATTGGAAAAGATCTTTCGGGGCCACAGAAAGCTGAATCAGGTAATTCATTTCTAGCTTCTGTAGACAGTTCCGCATCTTCTCCTCGAAGAATACTTTGCAAAGCAAGATCTAAAATTTCCCAATCAACAAGCTCTTCAGAATCTTCTGCATCTAAAGTTTCTTCTTCTCCGAGACTTTCGTCATGCTCTTCTTGTTGCTTTTCAGTTGGCTCTACAGCTTCGATTTCTAAATCTTCATCTTTAGAATCTACTTCTGTATCCAGAATTTCTAACTATTCATTTTCCATAATAAAATCCTTTTTCATTTTATTTGATGATTTTCTTGGATGACCTGCAGGTAACAAATCATTGTCTTGTTTATATTTGGAGTTTGATGGGCTACCACTTCTAACAAGTTTAAGGAAAGCATTTACTCTTGCAACACCCCACCCAGATCTAGACATTCCAGGCCTGTGAGTACTAGAGAAAGCTCCTGCACCTCTGCGATATACTGCTTTTAGCATACCAAGAGTTACTCGTTTTCCTTTATCTTTTCCATACTTTTTATTATGTGAAGAAACTTTTTCTTTTAAAGACTCTAATACAGATCCAACTTCAATTTTAGAATTAGCTTTTGAAGCTGAACCTTCTTTATTCTTTTTGGAGCCCTTAATTCTTTCAGAAGGTTTTGCAGGAGTTTTAGCTCCCTTACCTTTTGGCGAAGAGCGATAAGCATCTTTATCAAAATCACCTATCATCTCTAAGTCATTTTCTGAATCATTGGCAGCGCTAATTTTAACAGCCCAGTCAATACCAGATGTTCCGCCCCAACCAAGCCAAGCTACATAACCACGATCTTTCCATGGCTCAGATTTGTACTCTGGAGCTACTGCTGCATTTTTTCTATGACGATTAAATGCTGCCATTCTTTTAACAGTAGAAAGACCAATCTCAGATTTAGTAGCAAGCTGCCTTGCTCTTGCCCAACCTACAGGCGTCATTCCTTTAACTTCTGAACCTTTTTCAGCTTTCCATTTAAGAACTTTTTGAGCGTTACCTTTTGCTCCTGCAGGAACTTTAAAAGTTTTTTCATCTTCAAGCTCTTCAATTAAAGAAGCTAGTTCTTCTTCATTGATTTCAAAGTCTTCAATTGAATCTTTGCGCATTGAGCCTGAATATTTAACTTTGATAATCATAGTCTCATTATCACCGCGCTGGGTAATATAAGTTTCACCTTTTTGATGAAGTTCCATCATTGCAGATTCAGAAATAGACATTTCATGATCATATTTCTTTTCTACTTCTTTTTTGGAACCTTCTTCTTTTTTGGTTTCTTTTTCATAGGCGTCGATTTGCTCGGAGTCTTGTAACCGCTGTGCTTCATTTTGTTTTTCCATAGTAAATATTGAATCGCTTAAAATAAGTTCGTAAGGGATTTGTTCATCTTTAATATTAGATGTATCTTCTGAATCTTTAATTTCCATTGAAACTAATTGAGATAGATCATCTGCTGGCGTATTAACTACTGAACCTTCTAAAACAATGAAGTCTCCAGTAATGAATACACATGTTTCTCCGTCATATTTTTTCCCGTGCTTGTGTTCACACATTCCATCAGTAGCCCAATCTGTATCACAAATTGAACAAACGTGACGATCCGTTGTAGAGCCAGCAGAAAAAGTAATGTATCTACCGTCTAAGAATTTTTTAATTGACTCTTCATCATTAATATTAGCTTGCACTCTCATTCTACCAAGTCCAGGCCAATTTTTATTATCAATCAAATCAAAGCTTTTTAATGTTTTATAAATTCTTTCAGGTTCATCTGAAGCAAAAGCATTATGAATGTCTAATGTAGATTGAGAAGATTGTAGAAAATTACTTGCTTCGTCATACAAATTTTGCCACTCACCACCAATGAAGCGACCAATAGGCTCACTCATTTGATCGTGATTTTTAAGAATAGGTTTTGGATAAGGGCTAGTAAGAGAATCAATTCCTCTTTGCTGTCCTTTCGTAGAATAAATTCTATTATTTATTCTACGTCCAGAGTGAGACAAATCATAAGTGATAACTAAGCCTTTGCCAGTATTATATGCAGAAGAAAGCAAACTATCTGTTAGCAAAATTTTCTTTTCTTTATCTAAAGAAAGAATCTTGTTATCAGGATTTATCTGTATAAAATCATTGTATCTGATAATTTTAGACATATTTTGACCTGTTTTTAAATTAAATTAAAATGCATCTTTTTTTAAAGAGTTTAAAAGATCTAAGATCTTTTTACCTTGTTTTATTTCAAAAAACAAGCTTTCTACATCATTAGAAAATTTAGGCGCATTTCTTGAACCATTTTGATTTGCGGGTCTACTAATATTTTCTGATAAATTGGCTGCAGGATTGTTTTCTTTTTCAGGTATATTTTTATTTGTTTTTCTTTGTTGAGCCTGTTCTTCTTTTTTAACTGCTTCTGGAGTAATAGAAGAAGTTTCAGATTTAGCTAATGCATCTGAGCCTGCGCTAAATGGCCCCATTGTTTTGATTAAAGCTAAAGGTTCTGTATATAATTTATAGTTCGTTTGATCTCTATAAGTTTGATCTACAGGTTGCTCACCTAAACGTTTTCTAGCTTCTTGTTCTGATATAAGATTGTTTAACCAAAGTTGAATTGTTTGATTTTCTTCTTTTGATTTTTCTTCTTTATCTACAGTTCCAAATTTAATTTGTACCGCTTTATCACTTTCAAACAATGAATCTTCATATCCACCTTCAAGAAGTAATTCATTAATAATATAAGTTTCTATAAAGGTCTTAATATGTCTTTGTAATGCTTCTACATCTTGAATTGCAATTTTAGATAAAGTATTAGCAGTTGACCTATTTGCAGAGTCCGCTTCTCCCATATCCATAGGTGAGACACCCAACCCAGCATAAACTCTTTTTTTGAAGTATTCTAAGTAATCTCTAATATCTAGAGCTTTACCTTCTGATCCAATTGCATTTATTTTGTGTCTGTGATCAGATACAAAGATTCCTCCAGAAGGCATATATTCAATCGTTTGCCTTACTAGATCTGATTCCTTAATACCTTCAGGTGAGTACCTTTCAGGCATATTGTCGTTACCTACAGTATAATGAAATAAAGGATGTAGATTGGAATCAATCATATTTTCTACTGACTCTTCTAGCCTTCTTAATAAAGCAAGATCCTCTAGTACAGGTAAGATCTCTGGAGTCCCCATAGTAAATCCAGGTTTTCTATTAGTATAGAAATGGATTACATCTTGAGGCGCGAACTCTTTCCATTCACCTGTATTCGGTTGTTCCTGCATTACTTTTTTAAGCTCACCATTTTTCTTTACTTTAAACCAAAGAGTTTCAAACGGAAGAATATAATAACCAGCAACTGGATCTATTTCTTTACCCATCCAAGTTCGTTTTTTACCCGTAGAAGCATCATTATTTCTTACTTTAACCCATGCACAGTTTGAGTATCTAATAAGATCGTGTGCAAGATCAGTCATTAACAAATTAAATGGTTGGCCTGAAACGTATTCGATTTCTTTTAGCCTACGCTTAATATATTCAACTCGCTCTTTATCATTACCAACTATTTCCCAACCAGCCAATACAAAGCGCTGTACTTTTTTTTGTATAGCTTTATAAAGGAATGCATCTGTATCTTGAGCAATTTGTATTTCAGTAAGATCGTATTCTGGTTTAAACCAATTACCTCTATGTCGATCAGCATAAGGCATTACTCGAGCGTTTACTTTTTTAACTCGTGCTCCAGAAATACTTTCTCCTAATAAAGGTACATTCCTGTCTATTAAGGACATTTCTTTTTTCAATGCTAAGCTTTCATATGCTTTTAAAATTAATTCATTTTTCATGTTAGTGGGTCCTTAATAATAATTTCTGCATTGTTATATTCTTGCTTAACTTTTCCTTGAAATTCTAAATTATAATCTTCTGGAAGAAAGATATGTACTGCAACTGCATTTATTAAATTTCTTTCTTTTTCTTTAACGCCAACAACATCTATAGATGATTCAATCCAAGAATTTTCTTCATCTTTTTCCCATACTTCAATTTCTTCTACTACTGTGTTTCCTTCTATTGTGTCTACAAAAAAAGATAATATTTTTTCTTCATAAGATTTAATATCATCTGAATAGTAATCAATATATTTTATTTTTACTCCATTATTTTTTAATAAAGCAAAATGAGTTCCATACCATTTTTCTGCAGTAGGATTTAAAGTTAAAATTGTTCCCTTTTTAAAAAAAGGATCTAATTTTTCTTTTTCTTCGTTAATTTTTTTATTAATTAAATTATTTTTTTCTTCTTCTGTTTGAAGTTTAGAATTTTTTATTTTAAATATTTCTAAATTAATATTTTTTGTAGCATTTAAAACTATTGAATTTATTTTTGTACTTCTTTTTGTGTTATTGCAAAAAGAAGCAAATCTATAAGTAGAAGCTAAAAACTTTTTTCTTATTTCTTTTTTTATAAAATCTTTATAACAATAAGCAATAAAACAACCACACCAATTAAAATAATAACTATCTGTTATAAAATAATTATCTAAAAAATAATGTTTATTTTCATAATTTTCAATTACAATTTCATTTTCTTCATTAAGGAAAACATCTTTAACTAATTGCTTTTCTTCGATTGTAAATAATAAAGAATCTTCCCAAAGGATACCTTCTTCTATTATTGTTTTTATTCTTCCTTTAGTAAGATTTATTTTATTTATATCTGTAGAAACTGTTTTTAAGTTGTATGCAGCTTCTTTTTTACCAATTTCAACTATTTCATCTAATATTGTTTTTATAGCTTCTTTTTTTTCATCATCAGATAAATTATTTTTAATATTTGCTTGTCTGATAATTTTAAAGTCTGATTTTAATAAATCAGTAATATATTCTTGAATTAATAAACTTAAATTTATTTCTTTATTAGTTGTGTTATCTTTTAAAATAATTGGTTTATATTTTATTCCAGAAAGAAGTTCTTCTTCTTTAATTACTATTTCAGAAAGAAAAAATAAATTTTCAGTTTTTTCTTCTTTTATATAATAATAAGAATTTATTTGTAATATGTTATTTAACGTTAGTAAACTTAATTCACTATTTAAAGAGTACAACAATATTGTTAAAGAATATAATTCTTTGTCATTAAATAATTTGTAGTTAACTAAATCGTTTCTTAAAAATTCATTTTCTTCTAATTCAAATAATTCTTCTACATTTTCTAGTTGATTAATTTTTGAACTTAATAAATCAACAAAATTTTCTTCGCTTAATATAAATTCTTTTTTAGCTAAACTTATATTTTCAACAATTTTTTCTTTTTCTTCAGGTAGTACAAGCTGTCTTTCATTTGGAATTTCAGAAGAAATATTTTCTATAAAAGCTTTTGGAAATAAATTTATTTTACTAAACTCTTCATTTAGATAATTTAATAAATTATAAACATTTTCTTCATTTACAATTGGCTCAGCGATTTCTATTTCTATAGTTTCTATTGTAGATTCAATGTTTTCTTTTTTTCTTTGAGTTTCTACTGACAATAAAAGACTTTGTTCTTTTGCTAATTCCTGTCTTTGAGCTTTTTCTGGGTTAAAATCAAAGAAAGCTTTTTTCTTTTTTAGTGTTTCTTTTGGAATAGCAACAGGCTTGAGAATAACTTGTTTTGACTTTTCTTTTATTTCTCTAGGTTCTTGTGATGATTGAATATAATATTCAGTCCATGGAGTTGGTACTTCTTTAGCATGTGTTCCATCTTCACTTAATTTCCAAATATACCCTTCTCTTGCTGGTGGATAAAGATTATCTTCCTTCCATTCTCCAACAGAAGAATATATTTTTTTTGCTGGAGTTTTTATAGGATCCGGCAGTGAAGGAGGTGGTGGAGGAAGTGGTGGAGGTGGAATATCTGGGTTACGTGAAAAAAAATCTGTTCCTGGAGGCAAGCTTTCTAATGGTGGGTTTCTATCTCTGTATCTTGGGATTGGAGCTTCAAAATCTCTACTACCAGCAAAATTTGCTTTATAGACTTTGTAAGATTCTTCTATTAAATATAAAGTTAATTCTTCTTTATTTTTATTAAGTGGAGAAGCCATATTTAATTACCCCATATATTTCATCTAAATTAATTTCTGGCTTTTTTAATTGAGTAGATATTTCAGAGCACTCATTTAAGTCAATATCAATATCAATATTTTTATAAGTAAGATTTAACAAATAATCTTCTGGTTTATCACTAGAAGAAGCTTCTAAATTTAATCCTTGTTTTTTTGCAGAAGTAACAATTAAATTTTTAAAATAATCTTTATTTGTTTTTGCTTCATCGCATCCAGAAAAACCATTTTGAATTAATTCATTTATTACTCTGAACAATCTAATTAAATGTAATAAATTTTGAATTTCTCCTAAAATTTTAAATTGAGCATTTACATTTTCTGATAAAAACGCATCTAAGTTTTTAAAAGTTAAAATTATTTTATTAGTAATATCTAGTATTGCTTGCTTTGCTGCTTCTAGATTTTTAACAATTATATTTTCAATATTACTTAAACTTTGATTAAAACTTTTAGTTTTGTCGTTAACAAATTTTTTACTGCCGCTAATCCAACCATATTCATAATTTGTGTAATTTTGATTTATATCTATTCCGTACCTAGCAAATAATTTATCTGACAGTGTGAATTCTTCAGAAGCGGGTCTCTTATAATTTGCATTAGAAGAGTATCTACCTGCCCTCATATCTCTTTTTTTACCTTTGTTATTAAGTAAATTTTGAGTACTGTTAATTTTATATTTACCTTCCCAAAAACCAGCAGAAGTATTTTCTGATATATATCTAGAGTTTTCTCCTACCACTTCAATCGAAGTTCTATTAGAAGCCATTTTATTTTCTAAAGATTCAGATTTTTTATTTTGTAATTCTGTTTTTCTTTCTTTAAATAATTCTTTGTATTCTTTTTGAAGTTCTTCTAAAGAATTTAAACTTTCTTCATCTAAAAAAGATAAAATTTTATTAAAATTTATTGAAAGAAATTTTTCCTCATCACTTCTTGGGTTGCTAACTAAATTAATAAAATGATCTTTATATTGATCAAAGTTAACTTCAACATACTTTTGTACTTGTTGATCTGATATTAATTCTTGAGCTGCTTTATTACTAAAATAATTTCCAATAGAATCTATAAAGTTAATTATTTCTCTTGTTTGTTGAAGTTGTTTCTTTTTCTTTTTTGATATTTTAGTATTTGTTTCTTCTACTTGTTTAGTAATAGAATTAATTTCTTTTCTAAGCGATTCTTTTTCTTCTTTTAAAGTTTCTAAATTGTATCCAGGGATAAAATCTAAAGTATTTAAAAGTAATTTATGCGCAGAAGTTGTTAGTTGATTTATGCTTGTTAACAGTTCTTGACTTATCTTATTCAAACTATTTGCAATTGCTCGTATGTATCCAAAAGTTGCTTTAGTTGCATTTATTGTACAATCTATAAAAGGCACCACTAATCTTGGTAAGTTTTCTACCCAAGAAGTAATTCCTTTTATAACTCCACTAATAACATTGCCTAACAACGACATTAGATCAAATCTAAAGTTCATTAAATCTAATGAATACTTTACAAATAAAGTTGGTAATAATAAATTAATCCCTTGCATATTTGCAGGACATAATAAGTTTTCACCAATACCTAAAGAAAAATTACAGAGCTGATTAAATATATCTAAAGGGTTAAGATTTTTTTCTATTTCTAGCAATAAACCTTTTACTGCATTTATTAGTTTAGAAAAATCAAATACAAACTCTAATGCTGGTAAAACTGCATATAAATCTATTTTTACAAAACAATTAAAGCATTGCTCTATTCCTACATTAAAATCTTTTCCAAAGAGTTTCCATTTACCATCTTCAGCACCGATAAGCTTATCTACAGCTTTTGAAACATCATTGCTACGTTTCCATTTTACTTCATTTGTCATGCGCTTTCTAAATTTAACTTTTTCTACATCTTCATCTAAGAAACTTTTTAAATGAAGTTCTCCATTATTTAATAAGGTGTTTTCATCTAAGTTTTCATAATTTAGCCAGTCATTAGAAGGTCGACCATCCTTATCTACAATGTCACATTCAAAATATAAATTTTCTTCTGCAAACTCTTTAGCTTTTTCTGAAAAAGGTTTTTCATATTTATGTGCAGCTGTACGATATTGAGCTACTTGTTCTTCGGTTTCATTTTGTTCTAGCATCATAAAATTAACAATTTCATTAGTACTGGCAGCACCCATAACCCTGCTTCTTAAAGCAAATTCATATTCAGATAATGGGTCATGGTAAAGTGCTTTGCTAGCAACATCTATTTGCGACAAATCAAAAGACCCTTTGATTCTATCCGCAATCATTTGCCTTTCATACTCTTCTATTAATTGTTGTATGTATGGCAATAAGATGTTAATTTCTGAATTGTTTTCACTCATCTTCTATATCTTTATATTTTTTTCTTTTTATTTTAGGTTTAGAAAGATTTTCTCTATATTCTATAGCTCTATCTATAGCATTGTTAATATTATGATTTAAATCTATTTGATCTAATATTTCTCCAAAAATTGCTTGGTTTATACTTCCCAACCCTAGCAGTAACTCTCTAAGTATTTCTGTTAAGTCGTCTCTATGAACAAAATCTCTTGCTATTTTTTTATACATTTTTTGATATTGCTCTTCTAAAGAGTCGTCTTGATTCATTCCTTTTACATCTTGACGTTTATTTAGATTATTAAAAATCATCAAATACCTCGTTCATCAAACTTCTGGTTTCATCGAACTGTATTTGTTTTTTCATTTCTAATAAAACTACATAATCTTCATATGTTATTTTATTTTTGTTTCCACCAAAAATATTATTCGCTGCTTCTTTTAAAGCAATGTTATTGTTAATATCTAAAGTAAACTTATGTTCTGATTCAGACACTTCTTTATAAATATCTTCTTTTACTTTTTTAATTTCAGATATTAATTCTCGAGCTTCTGTTAAGTTTTTTTGTAGCTCTTTATTAATTATTTCAACTTCTTCCTCTGAAAACTTTTCATAAGGATTATTTCTAGCTTTAGTAATTAAATCTTCTAGATCTGTTTTTGTATAATTTGTAGCTATAGATTTTTTAAATTTATCTGGTTTTATAGAAGTATCTCTTGAGATATCTTTAAAAGATAAATTTAATTTTTGATTATAAATATCATCAAAAAACTTTTTATTAGACATCAGTTAAAATTACCTTCTTTGTATATTTTAAACTTAATTTCATATCTTTTTTAACTTGAGGTTCGCTGTGTCCTGGACAAAAAACTCTGATCCAAATAGGAAATGTTGATTCAATATTAGGCGTTGATTCAGTCCCAATGTTTGGTATTTGTACTGAGCCATTAATTAATGTATCACCCCACTCTTTATCTGTAGGTTGTTCAGACGAAGCGTGCATTTTGATACTCCATCCAGAATCAGAAAAAAGATCTCCAGGAATTAAATCATCCATTACTGGTGTAATAACAATATTTTCATAATAATATTGTGGGTCTACATTTTTAACATGAATTTTAATTATATCTTCACCGCCAGTAAAACTATTGTGGTTAGTAATTAACTGCGTATTAGATAATAAACCTAATTCAGAATCTAAAAAAACTAAGCTCATATTCTATTTCCTCTGCCTTTGTTAAAGCCTCTTCTATGATCTCTTCTATTAGAAGAAGCGAAAGCCATTCCTCCTAGAAAAGCTCCAGCTCCTGTAGCCATTCTTCCCATTTGTCCTACATTAAGTTTTTTATTTCCTAAAAGCAAATCTCTTTTATAAGAATCAATAGTACCTAAATTATCAGTATCCATATTTTTTAAAGCATTTAAATTTTCTGATCTTCCATATGTGTCAATATTTTTGTTTATTCTGGGCATTCCATCAGAGCCTCCTGCTTTTAGATCATTTAAAACATCCCCTACTGTTTTTCCTCCTGATTTAGTATTTCCAAGTTTAGATAACTTTAATTTAGGGTCTAAGTCTTCAAATAAAGTTCCTTTAGTAAATTTAATATTGTCAGCTGCAGTGTAACTATTACCTAATAAATCTTTCATAAAACCTTTTTCTATATCGCCAATGTTTTGCATAATACCTCTAGCAGCGCCACCTACAGTTAGTCCGGCCATAGCCCCATACATAGCACCTTCTGTTTTATCTGAACCGCTAATAGCTGCTCCCCCCATGCCTAACATCGCACCAGCCCCCATGGCTCCAAGTATTCCTCCAGATTGCCCTCCAAGACAATTGCTAGCCCCTGTACCTGTAGTAGTTTGTGCTGCTAAACCAGTTCTAGGTTTTACACCAGCTTCTACATTTTTTAGCATTGCACTAATACCTCCTGCAGAAAGCATCTGACCTTCATTCATACTGCTTTCAAAAGCATCTCTTGCAGTGGTTTGTTGAGCATTACTTAAACTGCTACCATTTAACGCATCTGTAAATAACCTCCTAGTTCCTAAAGCGGCACCGTCTGCACCTACATCGCCCATTATATTTGCACCCATCCTAGTTAAGAAACCTGAAAGACTCATTTCCAACTCCTAGAAGATTTTTTGCCAAAGATGCCTCTGCGTTGGCTGTGTTGTAGCTCACTAATAGGTGTCATACCTTTAGAAGTGTTTTTGTATTTGTTTATGCCTTCTAATATAGAGAACTCATTGTTATTATTTCTACTTTTCTTTTTTCTTTCTTCTCTGTTAATTTGAAGTATATCAAAAACTCCAGGCATATTTTTTTCTTGTGCATATTTTAAAACAGCTTCAGGAGAATCGTTATCTACTGTTTCTTTGATTTGTTTTATTTTATGATAGCTAGGGGCTGAGGGCATCATTTGCTTTCCAGAGTAAACGGATTCCTCTAATATTAAAGCTCCAAGCGCTAACATAAAAGCGTCTAACCTGTGATCTCCAATTTCGTTATTTATTTTACCATATACTGGTTTGTTATTTTGTTTATTATATTTTTCTATAATATAATTGAAAAACTGATCTTTTAGTACAGTATCTTCTGTAGGAAAAATAAATAGCTGCTCTTGTAGAATTCTTATAGCATTTTCTACTAAAAAGTGTTTGCCCATCTTTTTAATATCTTTATTTGTGATTGGGTCTTTTAACACGATATTGCTTGAGAAATTAAATGCTTTTAATCTTTCTGGAATTTGTACTGTTTCTAATTCAACATCAGTTTTATTTCCTTTACTTCTCAAAGCATATGCTTCGTAAATTATGTCTTCTATTATGGTGTGCCCATAACCTTCGTCCGCATAAATGTAATCTGGCTTCCACTTATAATTTAATCGAATTAATTCTTTAATCCACCTCTTTGCAGAAAACTCACTTGACTCTACATTAATTGCATCTAAACCAATCCATATTTTATCTTGTGGATAGTAACCAATTACATAGAACTCAGTGCCAGCGTTTTTGTTCCAGTCAATACCGATAGCTTTTATACAATCTGTAGTAGACTTAAGGTTTAGTTTTGATTGCAATGTGCGTGAATTTAAACAGTCTTGGTAAGTGTAATCAAGCATTGCATTATTTACCCACTGCTTTTTGAAAACGCCTTTTTCATCTTCAATAAAGACTCCCATGTATTCTGCAAGAAATGAATCTGCGGTAGAATCTTTAATAATATCTTCTTTGATTTCATCCCAAAAGGGAAGCACTGAAGTAGGTAAATGATCTGATTTAAAATCAGATCTACGTTTAGTCCATTCGTAAAACTTACCTTTTTCACCAATAGGTGTTGAAGTTGCATATAATATAGTATCTGGAGTTGTAGCTAAGATTGGATTAATAACTTTAGTAAGTACTTCTGCAGGAATCATATCCATCTCGTCTAGATAAATAATATTCGCCGAGAAACCACGCATAGTACCACCGCCAGAACCATCTTGACGCATACCTATACCTGATACGAATCCTTGGATTAAAGCACCATTTTTAAGCTCCATTTTAAATGTAGGAGTCTTTACATATAATGAGTCTCCAGTACCAGAAAGTACTTCAGTTTTTAATTCAACGTTACGCTTTATTAACTTTTCCATTTCTTCAAAGATATTTGTTAACTGCGCCTGATAAGGAGTAACAATCATTATTGTTGGCCCCATATATACAGGTTGTCCCTGTGCATCAATACCTCTCTCTAATTTACTATTAAAAGCGTGGTATATTAATTTAAGCGCCATTGCAAAGGTTTTACCAGCACGACGTCCTTCGAGAATTGCTATTCTTTTAGATGTGCATCTTAATTGTTCTTTTTGATAACTACGAATAAACCATTTTTCATTATCATCTGTAAAACCAAACATTAATTCACACCAAGCTACTGGATCTATAGATGCTTTTAATAATTTAGTAGCGTGGTCTTTAGTTAAACCAGTTTCTTTTACTAATGAATTTATTTTACTTGCAGCTCCATCAGGTAGCTTTCTTGGAGAAAAAGAACATTTTATTTTATTCTCTCCGTATTTATAATATTGTCGCATTTGACAATTAATACATGCGCGAGTTGTGTCTGTATTGATTTTGTCTTCAAAAGCTTTTATTAACTCATTAGAAGCTTTTGCATCTGGGTCTTGATGTAGAACGTCATACTCATTAAGTACAAAAAGCTCATCTCTAATTTTATTATTTATATTTTTCATCAATATCTCTTGTATTGGCTAAACATATCTCTATTCATATGTACTATATTAGCTTCTTGTCCGAAAGCACTTCTGGCATTTAAATGTGATTTATGCATCGCTTGTACTGCACGCTCTCTCATAGTTACAGCATTTCTTGTAAAGTAATGAGCTGTGTCTCCTGCAAAGCCTAAACCTTGTCGGCTTTTATTCATATTTTGAAAACCACTTTCTAATAGAGACATTGTAGTATTAGAAATAACTGCTCCTGCAAGTAAAGCTGAGCCTCCAAGAATTGCTCCACCTACAGATGAAGTCATATAAGCTCCAAATTTAGCTCCAGCTATTGCTCCTCCCAAACCTCCAACAAAAGCTCCTGCAGTTTCACTTATTGTAAAAGAGTCTCCAGAGAGTAAGCTGGCTCCGAACTTACCTACATTTTTACCTAATTCCATGCCCATTACACTTCCCATAATACCACCTAATGAAGGAAGTGCTCTACCTAGCATTCCAGAGCCACCAATAGACTTTATTCTAGAAACAATATCTCCTTTTTGTAAAGCATTAGCAGCTCCAGCTTCTATTCCGTATATTTCATTTGCAACACCAGCAACTTCTACAGTACCTACTTGTAAAGAAGCTTGAGTACCATAATAGTTGCCTAAAACATCGGAAACTAAATACTGTCCCAAACCAACAGCTCCGCCATCTGAATAAGCCCCAATGCCCCCATATGCTAAAGAAGCAATTGGTATTGCACTGCTAAGAAAATTTTGTTTCATAATTCCAGCACCCATTGTACTGGAAAATATTCCTCTGCTATTTGCTGTAATTGTTGGCGCTACTCCTGGGCCGCCATAAGTATTTTGTAATTTTAAACTAGTGGAAAAACCTCCAGCTTCTCCATGCAATACTGTGCTCCTTATTCCTTTTTCTGTTAAATTCCCTCCTCTAGTTACAACAGCACCATAACCTATTTCCCCTACTAAAGGCTCACCGCCAATAGAATAAGCTGCTCCTAAAGCCATAGTTTGTAATCCACCAGCTTTTACAAAAGCTCCAGCTGCGCTAGCACCTACAGCTATTGAAAGCCCTGCTCCTGCTGGATCGTCTGGAACGTTATCTGAAAGATAGCCTGCAATTGAAAACATAATTACATCCTATGGTGTCCTATTGGAGAATTAAATTGATTACCTAATGCTTGTTGTTGCATTTGTTCCATCTTTTTAATTCTTAGTGTATTTAATTGTTGACGTCTTTTATCTTGAAGAATTTTTATTTTGTTTTCTTCGTTATAAACATTTTTAGCTAAAGTCTCATTTGTCATAGCTAAATTATTTTTATTGAATTTACCTGATTTAAATTTTTGATTTAAATTTTTACTATTCCTTGTGCGCATCAATCTACCTATTTCATATTTTTGTTGATCTAATACGCTAAGAATAGAGTTATTGTTTTCTCCATAAGATTGAAGATCTAATTGAGTCCAACCACCTTTTTTACTATCAGGTGCAAAAGGTTTTCTACTTGAATTCATTTGATCGCCAATTGAGGCAATTTCCATTTGCATTGCATTATTTACCATGCCCATTTCTTGAGCTTGGTTCATAGTAGAATATATAGACATTAAACTAGCATTTTGTGCTACTTTGCTTACATTTGCTAAAGTGTTAAATGTAATTGATTGCCCAGTTTTATCAGTCATCATTTTGTATGCTTGGAAAAAAGGACTTTGCCACATACCTCTTTTAGCCGTGTATGCTCTTTCTTGGGCTTCTTCAAAAGCTTGAGTATTATATAATTGTTTTTTACCTTTTCCTTTATATGGTAAGTAAGCAGCAAAACCCCTTTTAATTAACTCTAAGTTGATGTTACGGCCGTCAGCATAAAGCATACCTACCTGACGTCCGTAAGTCATATCTCCTGGTTGAACAACCATTCTTACATCTTTAGCTTCTG